TCTTGATCTTCAAACGTAGCTAACCCCTTCTCCTGGGTCTCAGAATTCATCTGGCCCATCTCCAACTCAAAATTTCCTTCAGAACTAGCGGAGTAACTTAACCTACGGCGATGCTGGTACCCCTACCAAACAAAGCCTAGAATGCCCAGAACTAGAGTGCAGCATGAAATCAGGACGGGACCACCCCTCAGACTGTAATCACACACTCTTCTTTCAACGAAAGGAATTGGAAATAAATCTCGGATTTCCAGGACCGAGCCCGTTACCTAGAACGGAGCCAAAGGAGACATTTAACGCATTTCATACGGTTGGTTTTTGAGAACAAACATAAACTTACGGGTATTTTCGAACCCCGTACATACGGGTCATGTAGATTTAGTGTTGAGCATGTAACCACCGGTCAGCGTAATGTTCATACGACTTACCGGGGAAAGGCAAAGCTAACCACTTACAATAGTCTCTCATGTGATCGGTTTCTAGTTGAAATCGCTCTCTTCCATAATGAAACCATTCTTGACACGCTACTTCAACGTTAATCAAAAACTGGTCATCAAGTGAAATGGCAGGAACTTCATATCTAGTACCATCCTTAGCCATCTGAAAAGTAGGCTTAGGTTGGCGTATCCACATCAACATAGAGTATATTGAATCCACATTTAATGGTGCCCGAAGCATAGTCCCTTGAGGAACAAACTTTCGGCACAGGAACTCAAGATCCTCAATCTCTATAAATGGGGAGTTAATCTTAGTTTTAGCTGGAGTTGTATACTCCATACCAAAAAACTCATAAATGTACTCTTCTAGAAATTGCATATTGAAGTACTTAGAGTACTTCTCCAATATTGACCAAATATTGTCGTCACCATAGACCCAGAGTCGAAAAAACTCTTCAGGCCGAGCATCAAAAAACTCTTGACATTCGTCCTTATTCTTGAACTGACAATAAAACAAAGCAGTATTAAATATAAGAACATTTGCAAACGAATTAATAAAGCCTGTAAGCCAGCCCCCACTACTATTAAAATAATCAAACCAATATAATTGGTCAGATACTACAAGAAGTGGAGCAAGGGCGCTTTCACAGACAGCTCGAATTAGGTCTTCCTCATAAGAACCGGATTTTACATTAAAATAAGGGACGCAGGCTTCACCTAACGCCCATCCGATCCAAGAGTTTAAAGATGTGTCATAATTACCGAAGTCACCGCCACCAAATTTTTTATCACCTCTCAGCTCAAACAACTTGTTGTAGATGTTCTTCCAGTCATGTCCGTGGATATCAGTTCCAATCGCGACATCTGATGTACTTCTCTTGTCTTTCATTTCCATAACAAGAGAACCCATAATCATAACAGTGAACACGAGATGTGACAATGAGCCAATACAAAATAATCGGGTCTTACCTTGATGGACTCTCTCGAGATCACGAGTTTCATCTTTTAGACACCCAGCTACTACGTTCTTAGGCTTCTCTCCGCGTTTTACCGCATCGAAAAGATCTTGAACAAGTTGCCGAAGAACTGGGTG